GCACCAAACTCCGTCGGTGTATTCTCTAGATTCAAATGCGGTACCATCACGTTTAATTCCGGGTTGAACAGCTAAAGTATATATTTGATTATACTGGTCTTGCGCCATTTAAAACGTTCCGCCTGAAATTAATTTAGCAACAAATGTGGCCGGGGTTGAGATTACTGGAAGTAACGTATTGGTATTATCTATATTGAGCATCAACGTACTGTTTGCTGAAAGTCCTAATTTATTTGTACCTTGCAAATACATACCTGTGTGTGAGTCATTTGTGAATGAAAAAGACGGGGTTCCCGCAGATCCATTAGCAGCATAGAAAATATTAATGGTAGACTGGGTTAAAACATAGATGCTTCCTGCGTCCGTTAAAATAGTAACAATTTGACCATTAGCTAAACTTAGTGGTGCCGCTGAACTTCCTGAAATTTGAAAAGTAATATTATAGGATGAAGCATTTGTATCATTAACCAACACGTACATTTGAGTAATTGCCGGAAGCGTTACCGCTAACTCATGAGTTCGAGTGCCAGATACGGACACATAGGTTTGAATAATTGGAGCGTATGCCACCAAGCTTAATGTATTTGGAACAATACTATCTACGTCGTATGTGGCTGCAGAAAACGATACGTTTACTGGAGTAGCCCAACCTACAGTGTAAAAATTACCCATACCCGCTTGGAAAAAGATAAATCCTGAATCACCTGGATTTATCGCAATAGACGCCAATCCGTTGATCAATGAAGGGGATGTAGTTTGAATTGTTAGCGTCCCCGTACCACCGTTTCTAAATGATATGTACCATCCAGATGATAGTGTGGCAAAATTAGGTAATGTGAACGTTCCGGCGCCACCATTCCAAACATACGTGGCTGCCCGGCTGCTATCAGCAATAGTAGGTGAGGAATTGACTACAATGATGTTTCCTGTAGTTGCCAACTTTCCTGCAAGGGTTGTAGTCAACCCATTCCCAGCTAACGATGCGGCATCCGCTGTGGAAGTTCCCGCTCCGAATGTTACGTTTTTCCAAACACCTGTTCCTGTAGAATTATCTGTTAGATAAAAATAAATGGCGATTCCGGGATTAATAATCACCGCTCCGGTGCCGGAAAAGTTAACTACCGCAAATGCTACTGTTCCCGTGTTTCTAATAAGGATGTCTGTACCAACGGATCCTTGATCACCTTGAGGGAGAATAATATTAAGACTTGCCACTGATGTTGAGCAATCCATAATGCGGGCTGCAGGAACTTGAGTTGGATTAACAACCGCAGGCCAATACAATTGAGTCGATGTCGTGAAGGACAAAGAATAATAGGATACGTCCGTTGGTTGAACAACGGTACCAGTGAACGGTGAGGTATATGTGTTTGCCATTTATTAAGGTTCCTGAATCGTGGAGTTTCTATCAAGGCGACGAGAATTATCCTCTTTCTTAAGCGCGACTAATGAGTCATCATAGTATTGCTTCCAGATTGGTAATTTATCGAGGGCTTTTAAATATCCTTGAGCTTGAAGTAATGCCCCAAAAAGCATTGCTTGAGGACATTCTCTAGTAAATAAGTTTTGTTGATTTGTCGTATCAAGCGGTTGAATTTCGCTATAATATATAATTTCAACAGGGTAGTTTTGATCTGGCTTAGGGGCAAACGCCCAGTTATTATAATCATACTCAGCGTAATACAATGGCTTACCATTGTCAGATTCAGATTGATACATCGACACATAGTCTTGACCGCGTATTAAAACAGGTTGGCCATTGACTTTCATAGATGCCGTCTTGCGCCATCTTGCCGGTTTTGATAATATAGTTTGATTAACTAACAACGTTGTTTCCACAACAGTCAATTGCAAATAAGTTTTAAGCTCCGCAGCAATTGCGGACTCAGCCAACCCGATTAAACTAGGAATTTGCGCAACGAACTGTGCGTCGTCACGTTCCATGTAATTGATAATATCTTGGATTAAGTTATCATATGTTTGTTGATATGCGCCGCTCATGCTACCTCGTATATGGTGCTATGTTAGGTTGGAAGTAGATAGGTGATTTATCTCGATCTTCTTCTTCGGCTTGTGTTCTTAATTGCAAAGCCTCTTGTTTTAAATATGTTACTCTGGCTAAATCTACATTAGGCAACTGTAATGCCAATTTATGAGATAGTTCAGCTTGAATATATGTTATCCAACGATCTGGTAGATACAACTCATTAGTCAAACTGCCTACGTCTTGAGGTTGCAACTCAAGAATGAATTGAAAGATTTGGTAGTTATCATTTGGTATAGGCCAGAAATAAATTTCAGGATCAATTTGACGATTGAACCAGTATTGTAATGATCGTTCACCTGGGAACTGTTTGTTTGGCAGATTAAAATAATCTGTTCTATTTAATCTAGCTAATGGGATAACTTGTTGGCTTTGAGCAAATTGAATTGCGCGAATAGAAAATGTTGATGCGGTATTTCTGTTTTTTAAACGGTAATAATAAAATGCTTGTGTTGATGAAATAGTTAAATACTTCCACTCTTGATCTTCTAAAGTAACGGAATCAAACGCTTGCCAAAATGTCCAATTGATTCCATCGTTACTTACTTCTAAATCTAAATCGTAGGTGGTTGATCCAACTGGAGAATACGCATTAAATCCAACATAAAACAATCGGGTTTGTTGTTGGAATTGCGCACCAAAGTAGTTTTTACTAAGTGTTGATGTGGCATTAAATGTCAAATTAGCGTTGACAGATTGATCAAACAACGCCGGAGCATTTACGTTATCAGTAGGAAGCGCGGTTGCAATCTGAGGATTAATAACATAAATCCAATTGGCTTCTAATATATCAACCACGTTTCTTGGCATCTTCATGAATTGTTGAAAGGCTTTTGGCCCTAACACTTCAATCTTTTGTAACCATAAATTAATTCCGCGGTTAGCGGAATTTTGTAGTATGTAAAATAACGCTTGCTTACCTGAGTTGATATACTCCGGCGTAATCTCTTCTGCCGCCTTACCGGCATCACGGTAAGCGTATGAGATTAATTGATCAACCGTAATGTTGGTTACATTGTACGTTCCGGAGTATGCCATTATTTCTTCTTAGGAGCTTTTTTAGGTAGATTCTTTGGGGCAGAGCCCTTAACAAATTCTTTACCTACTTTTTTGGGAATACCGAGAGTGCTTTCACCCTCGGCTGCTGCATACATCGCCTTCTGTTGAGCTTTTGATTTAACGGGCATAGTATTACATACTGCCGTTAGGTTTTGCATTCAAAATAGCACTTATGATACTTAATGGATTAGTTCCAGGCATCGAGTTAACCGGAGGGTTTACTGATGGATTGGTAGTCCCGTATTGAGGCGTCATTCCCGTTGACATCGGATTGACTGGTGCACCTGGATTAGAAACCATTCCACCTGGAGCATATTGGTTTACTCCAGGACCCATTGTAAATAATCTTTTTAACATTTCCGGGTTCATGTTTTGACGACGACCTTGACCTGCGCCTTGACCCATGCCTCGACCCATGCCTCGACCCGCGCCTTGACCCATGCCTTGACCCATGCCTTGACCCATGCCTCGACCCATGCCTCGACCTGCGCCTTGACCCATGCCTCGACCCGCGCCTTGACCCATGGCTCTTTCAGCGTCTGAAATAACACCTTGGCCTTGCATTAAATTGGCAGCATCATTGAGATCTAAAGCGCCACCATCGGCCATCTTTTTAACTTCACCACCTTTTTTGCATTCGGCAGTTTCTTTTTTAACCTTAGTAGCTTTGATCTTTTTGATGTCTGCTTTATCGCCAACATCTTTTTTCATTCCAATGGTGCCGCCTTTAGCAAACTTTTTAACAGTGCCACAATCTTTTTTAGAACGACCGCCTTTTTTAAGTTTTAGTTCGGTCTTTTCACCTGGGTGTTCTTGTTTGTCGTGCTGGCCAAAAGCTTTTTTAATTAAAGCTTTATCCTGAGCAATATCGGTTTTACCACCTTCTTTGTATTTCTTAGTCTCTCCACCGGAGCACATCTTTGCTTTTTCTACTGCTTTAGACACGCTGCCGCCTGCCTTCATTTTTACCATTGGTTTAAAGCCGTCCATTGTTTTATCCTCGAGGTTAATTTATAAGTGGGGTGATCAGATCCCTTAGTTTTACTAATGCATATTTAAAGGGATTTACGCCCTTTATTTCTTCAGTGTTAGGTACATACGCTCCCCAATCACGAAACTCATGCATGCGCCAGAAAGGTCAAGCATCATGAGCGTAATTGATTCAGCAATACCTGGTGTAAATACAGCAGCGATAGTGGCAAACCATATAATTAGGATAGCAATGTATCTGAATGATGAGCGCATGTCAGTTACCCAGCGGCTAGGTTCCCCACTTGGTTTGTCAATCTCAGCAAGCGCTTGTAAGCGGGCCGTTTCGGCCTCCATCAACTTAATACGCTCGTCAACGTTTTGTGGCGTGCCACCAGCACCCCCAGAGAACTTTGCAAAAAGTCCACGGACTCCGTCCGCAAGCGTTGGCAATATTGCCGGAAATATAAGACTAGCTAGACCACTAAACATAGTAACTCCCTATAAAGTTTTGCCTGATTGAAAATCGGCAAGTGTCAGACCGTGTGTGTATTGGCAGTGCGCCAACTCTTTAAACTTAACCCAGCGTCCAGCCCATTGAAGACCCACACCCTCTGCGATCTCCCCGCATTTAGTAAATAGGGCCGCGTCATTCCATTGAGCTTTTCCGTTAACAATAGGACAAAAATCAAACGCTACACGCCAGTTGTGAAAACTTTGACCTGCTTTTGCGTTAGTTACCTTTTTCCCAGGCAAAGTGCGACCTTGTGCGTAGAGTGCGTTTTGACTCTCAGCATCGCGATATGTTGATGTGATGATGACGTCTATACCCTTGGCTTTACATTGATTAATAAACTCGCTACACATGGCGGCAACCTTAGGGTTTAAGTCTGAGAGGCTGCGTGAGTTTACCATTACTTATCTGCCTTGTGGTCTATCCGATCAAACAGTTTATTTAACATGGCCTCTAATTTATCGAACCTTGCCTCCATGTCATCTTTGCGAACGTAGTTAGTTGGTAGATTGACCTCTAAGCTTTTCATGTCGGCTTTTAGGTTTTGAACCGCATCCCAAAGTTCTCGACCCAACCATCCTATTAGTACAGCCAACAGTCCGCCGATGCCGTTGATGATGTCCTGGTTTTCCATGTTACGTTCCTATGTTAATATTTTTAAATCGTTAATATATTTTATGCCGGGTAATTCTAATTTTTTGCAATTACTATTTTTTAAATTGACTACAAGAAGAAAACAACTTTTAGCCTTTATGTTCTTTTTATAATTGATCGAACATCCAATAACTAAATTTCCATCTACAAAATCTAATCCTCTTAAAAAAGTGCTA